CACACTCTTCGATAAGCGGTGCCGTGGTTTCGGCTGTCGAGCCAATGGGTGAGCTGGCGGTAATAACGCCGGTAGCGAGCAGGAAGCGAACATGACCCCATCCCGCCACGTCGACGTAGGTGTTGGAGGCAAAGTCATCATTATTCACGACCTGCGGCGGCAGCAAAAGTACCGTTTTTGTTTTCTGAGCTTCAATCATTTTATTAATCTCCAAAATTTCAATTACAATTTTCATGGATTCCCGCCTGCGCGGGAATGACATTTTTTTTTAACTTTTCAAAACTCGCCGCCCGAGCCGTGCCCGGGCGGCGTAACGGTTTTACTTTTCAGATCGGCTGCTATTAAGCTGCAGTGATCAGGCCGCAGATCGGGCCGGCGTCGGTAGTATCGCCTACGCCGTGGATAGCTGGAGCGACACGTTCGGTGCCGCGAATACCGATCTGGTCAGTGGTAAAATAGGCCTCGGTCGAGCGGTCGATCGTGAGGCGGCGGCGGTCGCCTAAATAGGCACCCTGTTTGAGGTTGGCAAGCAGTGCGCATATCTGAGAGTTAGCTTCGGTCTTTGGCATTGCGGTTGTGAATACGACCGGATAGCCGAGGAAGGTCTTGTCGCGGTGATCTTTTCCGCTACTAACTTCTGCGGCGGTTGCTCCGCCGGCTGCCAGGGCGAGTGGGGCCATGACGGTGTGGAAGAACATGCGGCTGGCATACCACTTGAGATTGCTATCGTCGGCATAATCTGGAACGATACCAATGACGTTCTCGAAGTTGGCAAGAGTCAACTCGCTATAGGCGTTGCCGGCACCGACGACGAGGCTCTTGATGTTGGCGATCGTTGCATCGACTGCCCGCAAGGCACCGGCTATTCCGACGTGGCCGAAGTAGGTGCTCGTGCCATCGCCTAAGAAGCCGACTTCGTCCTCTTTTTTGGCGAATGCCATGCCGATTTGTGCACCAATTATCTCGCCGATAGCGAGCGCCGAGTCCTCATTCAGCTCAGAATCAAGGGCGATAAGTACTATCCATTTTTTGGCATTGAGCCCGACGGATCCGAACGCCAAGTCGCTTGGTGTAAGCGTTTGTCCCGCTCCGGGGCAGTAAACGGTTGGACCGCCTGTCAGTTTAGGTGCACTGGCAGAGTCGCTGGCCATAGGATATTCAAGTGCGTTGGGGCGGAATACGCCGTACTTCTCGATGAGTGTGATAAGGTTGGGGATCAGCTGTTCGGGGACGGTGTAGCCGCCGGCAGTGTTGACATCCTCGCCCATTGCCTTTTCGGTGAAGCGGTTCAGCTCGAAGCCTTTATTTTCCAACTGCTCTTTAGCCTTTTCGCTTCCGTACGCATTGGCTAATATATACAAACCCGCCATTTTTGCCGTTTCGAGATCGCCCCATATACCGTTGTACATGCCGGCGGGTGTCTTGATGGCAGCGAATCGGTTGGCCTTGAGGCCCTTGACAGCCTCTGCCAGTGAGTCCACCGAGGTCTTGAGCGTCGGGATATCTTCGGTGCCGGCGAAATGTTTTTTGAACTCTTCATGGTCGGCGAGCTTTTCCACCAGGACATCCATGAATTCCTTTTTTGTGGCGAGGCCCTTGTGGGTGTCGCCGATCATCTTTTCGATCAATACTACAAGTTCTTTTTCATCTAACATTTTAATGTTCCTTATTTAAATTTGCGGTTACTTTTTCGATGGCATTTTTGATTGTCTCTCCTGACAACTTCTTACCCGCAGATAAAGGCCGCTCGCTGTCGTCGGAGAAGAACGACTTTGCCAGGCCATCCGGATCGGGTATTATTATCGATTTGATCTCGTCGAGCTGCTCGAGGATTTTTTCCTCGAACCCTTCGAAGAGTTTGTTTATTAATTTTGTTATATCGCTGTCTTTGGCCTCGGTTGTCTTTTCCTCTTCGAGGTAAAAGCCCTTAATCTTGGATAACGCCTGGCGGTTGCTGCCGACGGCAACGCAGCTTATCTCAAGCAGCTCTAACTTGGTGATTACATAAATCTTGCCGTCCTTTTCGTTGCCCTCCTGGTGCCACTCCTGCGGCATAAAGCCGATCGATACCGCACGCATGTGCTTGTTGGAATACAGGTTGAAGTATTTCTCTGCCAGATCGGTTGTCGCAAAAACCAGATCCATCTCGGTTGTATTGGCAAGTGCCTTGAACGAGTCGGTGTCCCAGCTGCCGATGACCGGCGGTTCGCCGTTATCAAGGCGGTGCAGATGACATGCGAGGGCTGCAGGGTTTTTGCTGAATCCAGGGATAGCGGCGGCAATAGCGGCGGTCTCGATCCGTTCCTGGTCGCGGTCGATCTTATCCGAAGATATTACAAAACGAACCCTTCGAGCTTCTGCATCGATTGATTTTACAAAGGCGATTATATGTTTAACTTTGGCTTCCATTTTTATTGTCTTACCTTTCTTTTTTTAGAACCACGAATAGACACCAATGCTCACTAATTTTTTTAATTCGCGTTTATTAGTGTTCATTAGTGGTTCCTGTTTTCTTTCTCCATATCGAAATAACTGTAGAATTTTGTGTTGATATAACTGTCCACGGCAGATGCGGCATTTGTCTTGACGGCGATTGAGACACAGCGGCAGTTGATGACCTCGCCTGCCGGTCCCGCCGGATCAGCCGGGTACATTAAAAAGGCACCGCCGATTACAAAGGGCTCGTTGACCGCGATGCCGTCGGCGTAGCGAACCGCCGCGTCGCGGTGAGAGCTTCTGACCTCGGTATCGCCGGAATCGAGCCACGACTTCTTTTTGACACCGGCTGCCGACATGCCCGCCTGGCGTCCGCCTGAGACGGCACCGGCTGTCTGGGTGCGGGCGATAGACTTCGAGCGGCCAAGTGATTTGCCGGTGGTTTTTTTGACCCGCTCGGTGAGTTCGCCCAGCCCCTCGCCCTTTTCGAGTCCCTCGGTCAGGCTTCTTTCGAGCAGTTTCTTTGTTGTCTTATTGACCTGAGTGACCTTGTGTGTGCTGATGGCCTGCTTGCCCTGGAGCCAGCCGATTCTTTTGATCTGATCCGCTCGCTCGGCTAATTCTTCGGCGGAAAGTGCGGCCGATTCGGTCAGGCCCTGGCGGATGCCGAGGGCGGTTGCCTTTTCAAAGTATATCTTGTTGATGACACGCAGCTTGCCGTTGTCCTTTTCGATATCAAAGACAACACGAGCGATTATATCGGCAGAGTCTTTAGTTGACTTTTCGCCGATGATCTTTTTGAGCCTCGTGGTGCGTTTTCTCTTGGCGTCGTCGGCCTTGTCGATTTTCTGCGGTAGAAAATCTTTCTCATCGTTATCTTCCTGATCATCTTCATCGCCGCCTTCTGGTAGAGAGACATCGGCGACGCCCTCTGGGCCTGCTTCGAGTGTGTAGTTAGCCGGGACGAGTCCCATATTAACCCACCAGTCGTCGCCCCAGGAGACGTGCTCATACGGCAGGTCGTGGGCATCGATGAGCTGGTTAAGCGGCACACCGGCATTGATGAATCCGAGAACCTTTTCGGCTGTTTCCCGCTTGGCCTCCTGGACAATCGGGTGCTGATCAGTATCAAGCCAGCAGAACATCTGGTGATTAGATTTGATGGCCTTATTAAACTCTGGGCAGTAAGATTTGTTGCGAGCCAGACTGATGGATTTATTGCCGATGTAAATCTTTGATTGTTTATAGTTTACGCCGAGTTGTTCGGAGCGATAAAAACGTCGAAGGATTCCGTTTGTAATCTGACCGCCAAATAGTCGGGCCAGCGGGATGATGGTATTGAAGATAAAATCCCTCTGCGCGGGGCCGCCTGAATACTGGGCCTCAGTCCGGAGGCCTACGATCTGGGGCGGAACACCAAAGGCTGCACATATCTTTGCATCGCTTTTGTCGCTGAGTTCGGAGACCTGCATTTCCACCATCGTCTGGGCGATCGTTTTTATATCCTTTATGCCGACAAGAACTGCCGCCCGCTTGGCGTTGGCCGATCCCCTGTGTCTGGCCTCGAACTGGCTCCTTAACAAATTGGCCTGTTCGGGCTGCATTGGCCCCTCGGGCATCAGCAGCGGGCCGAGCTCGGAGCCGTTTTCAAGACAGCTTGTATTAAAGAGTGCCGCCGCATAGCTGTATTCGATCGAGAGCTTGCTGGCGGTTGCAGGGCCGATGCCGTGGAACGGGTCGTAGGGATTGAAGTTCTTCCACTGCCAGACGTCTTCGGTTGAAAGAACCGCCTGCTGGCCTCCGGTGCTGGTATAACGCCAGCCGGTAAGCTGACCGCCTTTGGTGCCATCTGTGGTTACAGCGTTCATCTGTGTACCGCTGACGACCTGTATGTTTTTCGGGCGGGTGCCCGTCGAATCGGTGAATACCCAGAACACATCACGGCTGAGGGCATAGTGGCCGATGGTCTCTGTTACAAGACGTTCGAAATTCAGTGCAGGATTGTTAAATAATAAATCATAAGCGGGGCCGCCTTCGATGATGTTTTCTTTTATATCGCTGATAACAACAGGCAAGCCCTGGATTGCATCGACGAGCTTGCTTACGCAGACAAATACCAGCTCGACCTGACTGTATGGCCTCGTCGGCTTCTGTTTGTTCTGGTCGCCTGAATCTTCGCCGGAGAGCCACAGCCGCGAAGCGGCGGTGACGCCGAAAGACTTGGATACGGCGTTTATGATTGAGCAACCTATTTTTTCTTTAAGGCTCATTTATTATTCCTATAGTAAAATTACTTCAGGTATTACCGCCGGCTGACCTGCAGCCATCAGCGAAAGGGCCAGCGACCAGAAGCGGTCGGCATGACCGTCCTTGGTTCTTTCTGCATCAAAGCGGATATTCCCTGCTGCGGTGGTTGTTTTTTTTATGCTGTGTAAATCGTCACGTAAAATGCGACTATTTGGGATTCTTATCCTGCGATCCTCAAAGTGACGCCTTGTTCGCACTGCCAGGTCGTTTTTGACGCTGTTGGTGAACGTTACCTCTTCGACCCTGTAAGGGCCGAACTCGGCGGCGGTATCTTCTGCCATCTGGGCCCCAATGCCGGTAGCATCGATGCAAGTGCGTGCGATATCGAATTTGCGTATTAAGCGACCAAGCAGCTGCTGCTGGTCCTTGAATTTCACGCGGAAGCAGGTTATCATCAGACGGGTCCAAAGACAGTCACCGAGCAGCTCTTCGAGTGTAATGACCGTGAGGTCCTTTTTACGGCCAATATCGACACCGCAATATATATCTCCCTTGAAATTACCGTCCAAAACAGATAAGTCGAATTGTTCGTAGCCGATCTCATCGCCCAGCAGTTCGTCGGCACAGGCGGCAATCATGTCGTAGGTCAGGAACGCAGTCGCTTCGTCAACGAATTTGCACTCGAATTCCTGCGTCCAGCCGTCCTCGTCATCGATGCCCTCTTTGAGCTGAGCGATGTCGTGGGGGACGCCGCTTTTGACCGCTTCGTAGATATCGACAAAGTGCTTACTGAAATTATTGTCGCCGGTAAAGATCAGATGGAAGCGATTGCCCTTGCCTGCCGGCGTCGAGACGATCCTGAGCTTGTAGCCGCGACTGATAACCGGGAACAATGCCTTCCAGATGGCCTCTGAATCCTTGTGAAAGGCGAATTCGTCCAGGATCACATTGGCACTGAATCCGCGAACCTGGTATCTTCAAAGAAGCTCTCTTTGATATCGCTGGCGGCAATTGCAAGGGCCTTGCAATGCAGCCTGACCTTTTCCATGAGCTCTTTGCTCTGGCGTTCGCCGGCACTGAGCAGCACCCAGTTCTCACCGGTTTCAATGGCATCGAGAACGGCCTCGAGGCTGACGGCAAATGATTTGCCGATCTGCCTGCACATAAGACCGATCTTGAAACGGCTCTTGTCTGCGAGCCATTTTTTCTGATAGCCGTATAATGGTACCGGTGCCTTTGTCATTCCATGATCCCGTAAATCTGTTCTTTGATCATCCTGAGGGTTTCAGGGTCAATATTTTTCTTGTTCGCTATTTTTTCGATGTTCTTTTCGGCCGCATGGGCCTTTGCGGCCTGCTGGGTGCGGCTGTATTTGTCGGCATTGATCGAGACCTGGGTGCAGTCTCGAATGGCTGTCGAGATGTCCTTGATCTGCTTTGCCGTCATGTCGTCGGTCGATGTGATAAACTCGATCGTCTGGGCGGTGATCATCTCGGCAACCGCCTTTTGGGTGACAGATGCGTTTTCGCCGTCGAGGCCGCTCATTACATCGCGGACCATAAGACCCGCCTCTTTCATCCTTGCCAGCATGCCCATCCGCTTGGCCCAGCGGCCCACAGAAGATTCGGAGACTGTGTGGTCGCATAATTTGCAATACAAAACGAGGTCGGCGTATGTGGGCTTGCCCGTTCTTGTACCCTGCCAGTCGGCGGGCCAGGTGTTGTCGACGATCATCGCCGTCAGCTTGCCCTGCAGGCTCGCCGGTAAGGCATCTATACTCGAATGTACTCTGCGTTTTGCCATAATTTAGCTTGGTGTTCATTAGTGGTTCCTTCTTTTAATCTGGCAGCTTCCGCTGCTCAGCTTCTCATTTCTCACTTCTAACTTCTGACTTCTGTTTTTCATATCTCCAGTGCCGGGTCGGTGGCTGTGCCCTCGGCGATCTCCTTGCCGATAGCTGTCAGGCGTGCGACTTTTTTGTCGAAATCGTCTGAACCGCCGAGCACTTCGTCTATGAACTCGATGTAATTTTTCTGCTGGAAATAGCAGATGTCTTTTTCGTAAAGAGAGCGGTTGTAGGATGGATCGTCGCAGACGGTTCGGTAGAGGCTCTTTAAGGTCACCGGTGTCGGGTGAAACAGGTTGAGGCTGGTCAATAGCCTGCCACGCTGCTGCTTGATCTTGATTACATCGACTTTTCTGGTCATGATCTATTTTCCTTTGACTGTTTGACAATCTCTCTTGCGATCTGCCCGCATACCTCGGGCAGCTTGTCTGTAATATTGAGCTTGCCTTCCATGCGGCTCAGTGTGGTGGTGATGTCCTTTAGTTCCTTGCGGGTATATCCTTCACTTCTGACCCAGTCCTCCTTGCCGACGAAGTCGCGGACGCATTCGGCGGGTTTGGCAGCCAAGAGCCTGAAATCCTTTTCGAGAGAGTCCTGGCGGACTTCGAGCTTGGTCTGGCTTGTGCTGATGGCCCGCAGGTTCCACAAGACGAGGGCGCTTAGCCCTGAGCCTGCAAGCGAGATAGCGACAAGTAAAATCTGTACTATAGTCGGCATTTTTACCCCCTCGTTAAAATCGCGTAAGTTGTTGACATTTATTTTTTTCCTCTTCTCTTTTCGGTAGTTGGGTTAGCTTACTTTGGGCTGTTTTGTCTCGACGCGTTCGGCGGCTACGATCCTTTGGGTAGCTTTTGCCTGAACGGCCCGCTGGCTGGCTTCGAAGGCGG